GGTATAATAGTTCCTATAGCTATACTACCGTCACCCTTTAGTGTGCTTAAGGATGGCGCTTGATAAGGGTAGTATTTTGCAACTGATAAATGATCTTCAGAGGTGTAGTATGGATTTGCAGAGCCGTATGGATTAGCTATAGCAAGGTTTACATTAATCTTTCTTGGTTGATTCCTATTATCTGTAAAGAATAAAAGGTTCTCTATAAGATCGATACCAAGTACCTCGTGTGTGTCTGAAAAGTTAAGGAAGCTGCCACCAACTAGGATTGTGTATTCATTAGTTATTGTGCTATACAGTGCTATGTAGTGGGATGAATTACTTGGTGCGTAATTCTCTAGTGCTGTGGAGGATGAGTCTGTGTAGTTCGTTAAAAATGCAAACAACCTATCGTTAGTGGTATCTACATGAAAACCAATAATTTTAAGGTTGCTATCTGTAAGTCCGAAGGTGGTTAGCTCGCTGTTACCAAAAACATTTTCCAATACCCCTGAGTCTCCACCAGCTGAATCAGTGACGGATGCGTTTCTAGCCTCAATATACTCTCTATTGGATATCAATCTTGGGTCAAGATCTTTATTCATCTTAGCCCCAAGAAAAACATTTTTAGTTTCTGCCATTTAATTCTAGTTTTTAATCATCTTGGATTTACCCCTCATTGTCTGAGTCAGTTCGTCTAATTTGAGATTTGAAAGCCTAATCTTAGCATTCCTAAGTTTAGCGTATCTCTCTTGCTTCCATCGTCTTACGGCATACTCTGGTTGGTTTGCTCTTGTACTCATAATTGAATACACCAGATGTGCATACATAGCGTCTTCTGCAAGCTTTGGTACCCGTGAGTTTTCACCGTAAGCCAGACCATCAGATACATACTCTATGACAACTAATTGGTTTGCTAAGTTGCTAGAAAATGCAAATGAGTTTGTTCTTTCACTAATGGTAAACCATCCATTTCCTTGTGTTATTGTTGGGTCAAGCCCATATCGCTGACCAAAGTAGCCACCATAACCCCAAGCATAACCCTGACCATATCCCCACCAATCATACCCTTGATTGACTTGGTTATTATTAAAGATACCTGTAATGTTGTTGGTGTTGTTATTGTTCCATTGAGTCTCAGTCTGAGAGTCTAGTTGTATGTTTATACCATCACCATCCTGAGTTAATTCACCAGTAGAGTCCTGCTGTGGACTTTGTACTGGGTTGATTGTTAGGTTGTTAGCTGGATATATGATGTGCTTAACACCAAGACTATCAATCCAAGACATCCTTACATAGTTTACATAATCTTGTGGGATAGGTAAACTAAGACTGCCTGGTATTGTAAGTTCTATAGAGTTAACGCTTTTTAGCGTGTCGTAACTAAACTCTTGTAAACCTCTTTTAGCGTGGAATATTACGTCTGTTCTTTTTACGCTTGATATAAGCTTACCAGCCCCAACGTAAGCCACTAAAAAGTTATTTACAATATCCGATATGGTAATGTATTGATACCCACCGTAATTGTTCTGTGCTGCTGTAACAAATAACGCAACCCTAACCATTATGCTTGGACCAAGTAGTACTGGAACCGCATTAGTTCCACTAATAACTTGATTTGTTGTTGCTGTAATCACCTCAGATGCTACGGTTACCCATGTTACACCATTATCGTTACTTGTTTGAAGGTAGTAGTTTCGTGGGTATTCTCCTGCAACCCCATCCGTTAGATTAGTATTGAACGATGTAGGAAACGTAGTTAGCGTTTCAGCTGCACCAAGGTCATAAACTTTTTGACCTACATAATATTCCTCATTTGTTTCGGTAATTAAACCTCCGTTTGGTACTGCCATCTCTTATTAGCTTTTTTCGTTTATCTCATCAGCTCTAGACTCTTGAACAGCAGCCTGAATTATGTTAGGATCATTTATAATCACACCAAAGTAGAATAAAAGCTTAATGATAAAGTCAGTTTGTTCTGACACATGAAGCTCAATATCTGTAGACCCATATGTGCTGTTTGCGTTAAAGTTCGCAACGGTGAGCGTTATAGTCAAATCATCACCAACACCACCACCAAAGCTTGCTCCAGAGAACGTGATAGTATCACCTGATACATAACCAGATCCTGCGTCAGTAACTGATACACTTGTTACAGTGGCAGAGCCAGGACTACCGATAGTTGTTATTGTTACTTCTATACCAGTACCAGAACCAGATGTAGCGGATTGATTAACACCTGTAGTAACTGCGGCATTTTTGTTTGTTGGGTTAGTGCTTATGCTGGATGTCAATGTTCCAGTTCCTGTGTTTATTAGTGAAGCCCCATATGTTGTTGAATCGTAGATATACTGACCTAAAGATCCTTCACTGTATCCCCATCTACAATTTTTTGGTTTGCGTAGGTAGCTTACAGATATGTTATTGTAAACTGGGGATGCATTATACTGACCATTAATTGTCGATGGACTTATGTAAATCTTATCGCTCTCATATAAGTATGAAGGAAAACTTGTTGTCGATGCTGTTAGTGGTGAGTTTTGAATATTGTAAAAATCAAACCTTTGTAGTCTTTGTGCCTCTAACTGCTTGCCATTCAGTCCGTTATAAACTATAGCACCTAGTCTATAGAAGGTGTCTGTGTTCCCAGTAGGTGACGTACCAGTAGATGGGTCGATCCATCCAGGAAGCTCATAGTGATCAGTATTGTAGTAAGGCTTATCAATCTCCTTAAATACAGAAAGCTTCTCATCCGTATTCATGACCCGATCAGAATAATCTGCATCGGCCTGTGGGATTCGAAGTTGTTGGTTTAGTTCCTCTGCATAGTTCTCAAACATCTGCAACTGAACCTGTGTGGCTATTTTATTAAACTCATTAGGAGTAACATAACCCCTCTGCTCCTTGTTAAGAATCAGTAATGCGGTCTTATATACCTCGTTAACATTTATAGCCATATTTATTTTTTATTAATCATAGGGGCTAGGCCATTTTTGTTCTGACCTAACCCTATAATATATATTACGTTGTTACATTAGTTTTTTCTCGATAGATGAGAATATTTCCATACCCTCGTCTGTCTTGAAAAATGAAGCCATAGCTGAGTATGGGTGTTCATCAAATGGAACGGTCATTAACTTTCTACCATTACTAGCCCAAGTAAATGTACGCTGGTCTTGAGATAGTCTAATGATACCCTGCTCGGATGCCTTAACTGCAAAGTTTCTAAGCTGAATGTTTTCATCCATTGCCAGACTAATAAATAGTCTTGGATTACTTTTAGCTAATAGCATAAGATCTCTTCTTATCTCCTTGCTTGTCATCTTAGAAACACTTGAACCCTTTTCAGACCTAAGTATAGCCTCTGCATGGTCGATATCAATCTCCCTTGCGGCTGTCAGTGCCTCTAACTCAGCCTCTAAGTCCTCTAGTCCATACTCAGCCTCCTGTACAGGGTCAAACTCTCTATATAGCTTATCCTTGTGTGGGTGAAATAAAGACAGTAACCGTTGTAGCGACTGCTTTTCTTTAGGTACATTTAACACGCCATCCTTAAACACAATGTGTTCCATTGTTGCAGTTCCATTCTGCTCATCCACAAAACAACTCTTCTGATTTGTTGCGTAGCGTATCTCCCTCTGAGTATTTATCTCAGGGTCAAACCACATCAGTGGATGCCTTGGGGTATGCTTACTTGCCAATGTATAAGTTAGTGGTGACTTACCCCCTGTCAAATAATATTGACGGGACTTAATCTCCCACTCGTCTTTCTTTTTAGTTTCTTTTTTTACCTCAACTGGCTCATGAGCTACTGGAGCTTCAATTACAGTTTCAGTTTCTTGTACAAATTCCTCTACTTGAGGTGTTGTTGTTTTTATAGGTCTCGCCATGATATAATATAATTAAATAATTAAAAAAAATAAAACTTGGGGCCACATAATATGACCCCAAGTTTATAAGATTAATGCTTACGCAGTAGCCTTGAACAACACGAAGTTGTTAGCAGCCTGAGTAACCAAGCAACGCTCAGAAAGGAAGTGAACCTTCATTAGGTCTTCTCCTGAAGTAGCAGCGCCACCTACAGAACCTGTAATCCAAGACTTCATTCTTCGGTCATCAGCTTCAGAAGCACGATAACGAGCGTGAAGGAATGGTCTACGAATGTTAGTACCTAACATCTGGTCGTAAACAGTAGTTGTTCCAGCAGGAACCAATACACCCTCTATGTCTCCTGTAAGACCACGAGTAGAAGCATCGTTAAGATATTTCCAATCAGTCTTGTAGAAGTCATAAGAACCTCTTCTAAATCCAGAGAATCCTAAGTTCAGAGCCATTTCAGAGCTGTTCTCGAATACTCCGTAAGAAGTACCACCAGCACCGTAAGAGTTCTGAGCAGCAAGCATATCATCCATGTCTAGTGACGTAGCACGATTTAAGAAAAGCATGTTCTCCTCAATAGCACCCTGCTTGTCAAGGTTAGCTAGAATCTTATCGAAGTCAGCTAAACCAGTTGCGGCAGAAAAGTTGTTGTAAACATTTCCTCTTGCCTCAATAGCAGCAAAAAGACCCTGTGTACCCTTCACGTTAGCACCAGCGTTCAAACCTCCAGCTAGTTGTCCGATAGCGGCAGAACCAGCAGCAGCAAGCTCACCCTCTACAGAAACCATCTCTAGGTAGTCTTGAAAACGTAGACGAGTTTCGCCTTCAGCCTTCAAGTACCATAGGTATCCAGAAAGTCCAGCCTCATCAGTAACTTCAACCCAACCAATTTGAGCAGCGTCAGAACCTGAAACCTCATACTGGTCCTTGATGATTACTGGGCTATTGCTGTACTGAGTGAATGATGGTGTAATAGCACCAACCATAGAGTCAGTACCCTTAGCAAATTCAGAGCCGTACACGAAGATTTTAATCTCTCCACCGTTAACATCATTACGAACGTCATCTAAGTTAGGGGCAGTGTAAGGAAAAGCATTAACCTTCCAGTTATTTCCTGGAGAGTTACTTACAGGCTCAGCATCAACAAAACACTTAACAGAGTTTAGGCTTACTGTGTTGTAAACAACAATAGTAGAACCAGCTCTAATGATAGGTTGAATAGAATTTCCAGCAGAGTCTTGTCCAGCTATGTCTGTAATTAATGTTGCACCAAGGGCAATAGCAGGAGCAGAAACTGCTTTTGTTACACCTGGAATTACCGCTCCTCCAGCTCCACCCATACCACTCTCGAAAGAAAGGTGTAGACGGTTTTGCTCAGACCAAACAACTTGGTCAGAAGTCATTGGCATCTCAGCGCCAACCATACGAAGGAATCCAGAGATTGTACGGTTACCGTAACGCTCTACTTCAGCTTCATAGATTTCAGGTAGATACTGCTGTGCGAAATCGTTTCCGCTACCATCAGTAAAGTTTAAATAAGAACCTTGAGTAATACTCTTAAATGGAGTAGGTACCAAGGAAAACGAACCCAACGGGTCGTTAGTTGCAAATTGTCCCATAATTTTTAATTTTTAGGTTTTTTATTAATTTTCAGTCTTGAAGTATCAACACCATTGACAGCCTTGACTTTCAAACCATTAATGAACAGGCTATCGTTAGATGTTTGTCTAGGGGCATCATTAGTAATGTTTTTAGAATTACTAACCACCTCCTTAACAGCATCAGCTTTACCCTGATCATAAAAGTGAGAGACAATTTTGTCAACATTCTGGGCTGCATACATCGCCTTGTGATACTCACTAAAGTTTTTAATATTGCCTTTTTCATCGAGAAACTTTCCCAATATATTGTCAATATTAGATTGAGTATCAGCGATAGAGTCAGTGTTATTTAATGCGTACCTAAACTTCTTTTCTCCAAGGTTGAAATCAAAACCTTTGAAATCGCTTTGGAAAAACTTTTTTGTTTCGGACTTAAACAACTTACTGGACTCATCAGCCGCCTGTTGATTCTTCTTATATCGATTAAAAAAGTCCACTGCTTTCCTTTGCTCGTTGGATACCGTGGGCCTCGACTTGATTTCCTCGTAATATTTATCCTTTAAGTTATCAAGAAAGGAGCGTGCTTTTACAATCTCTTCTTTTTTAGCGAGTTTTTTTATTTTGATGTCTCGCTCGTCATCAAGGTCTTCATCGTAATGAAAGTTTTCTTCCATTACAAAATCTATTTCTTCTTGGTCTAAATGTGATTTTGTCTTGTTATAGTATTCCCGTAACAGCGTATCTTCATCCACATTAGAGTAGTCGGCATTCAGTCGAACATAATCTTCTACCGTGCCTCCAGTATCATTTATAAACTGAACCAATTTATCAACGCCCTCTGGTAACCGTGGTGTGTCTCGCACATCCTCTTGTACATTTTCTTGTATAGGCTCCTCAGTAATTTCTTCAATTACTACCGCTTCTTCTCCGCTACCCCCATCATCTCCACTGGAGACTTCTTTGGTAGTTTCGACAGGTGTTGGTTCGGATGCTCGTTCCTCCACTTCTTGTACATTTGTGGCTTGTTTATCTTCATCCACATTGCTTGGCTCTGGCTCTTGAATGGCATTCTCTTCTGTTTTTACTTCTTCTTTTTTCTTCGATAGGTCCAACTTGGTTACCGTATCTTTACCCTTCTTGGGCTTTACATTAGATAGATCTAATTTGGTTTCTGACATAATAATATAAAATATAATTGTTTAAACATGATTATCGTGGCTCAAACTGTTCTAGTCCAATACCACCTAAAACATCATTCCCAGATGACTCAAAGTCTTTTGGGAGTAGATTATTTTTTCTTTGGTTAATCAGCTCGCTTTGCTGAGTACCTTGCATTTTTATGCGTTTATCTTTTCTATCTTCAATCTCCATCTCTTTCTGAGAACCTGCATTAGCTTGTATTTGAGCTAATTGCATATTGAAATCAAACTCTAACTGCATAAGACCTCTCTTAATCTGAGCCTCCATTTCAAGTCTTTGAATCTCGAACTGAGATTTAGCTTGTTCAATACTAATCTTCTCTTGTGTTAACACCTGCTGCTTTTGAGTTTCAGCTAACGCAGCTTGTTCTGCTGCTTGTGCGTTTGATTGAGCCTGTACCTGATACATCTGCTGCTGACGTTGCTGCTCCATTTCAACCTTCTTAGCTCTTTTCTGCTTTAGGATTTCATTAGCCAGCTTAATGTTGTTTATTTGACGTATGTCAATAGCGTCTTCAATGTCGATGCCACCAGTTTTAAGTGAAACCTGAATGTTCTGCTCTAATTGAGCCTTCTCCTCATCCTCTGGCTCTAGCTCTAAGTAGATACCAAAATCATGCAGAGGTAAATTCATAATCTCTTCTAGTGTACCCACGTTAAACGCACTAATAGAGTTTTGTAGTGAATTTTTAGTTAAAGCAAACTCAATAGAGTCAGAAATCCTCAGAGAGACGTTTTCACAGGCTCTAGCGATGAGATATAGGCTAGACTGTAGGATATGCCTAGTTGCTACATTCGATGCGTTAGCGGCAAGCTTTTGAAGTCCTACAAGTGAGTCCTCCATTGGTAAGCTACCATCCCTAGCCTCATTTAGACCCGTTACATCACGAATCATTTGTAGGTAGTACTGGTATGTATTAATTAACGCACCGAGCTTTGCTTGCCCATTAGATGAGTTTAGTTCTTGTATTGGGACCTTTCCCCTATTCATATCACCCTCCTGAGTCAAAGACCTGCCAAGTATACTACCAGTCTGGAAGTACATGTTTAGTGCCTCCTGTGGGTTGTAGTTAGTTCCGTTACCCAAGTCAACCTCCGCTAGTCCATCTATATCTAAGTATACACCGTCTGGAACAAGCTTAGATATAACCTGCTGCATCTTTAGGTTTGTGATATTAATCATGTCAGCAAACCCAGTGATCTTACTTACTGTTGACTCAATCCTACCCTTATACATTCTTGGGGCAGTAATAGCATAATTCATTACAATCCTAGTGGTATCTGACTTTGGTCGGGTCATATTCTCACACAACTTCCATTCTAGCATTTCATCATACCCAAGAATCTTAGCTCCCTGAAATAACACCTCTATTGATCTAGATACTTTATCGAATGAATCTGACGGTGGTGGGTTAAATAAATCTGTTTTTTGAATAGCCTTCTCAAGGCCATTGCTTGTGCGTTTTAATTTAAACACTTGGTTCATATATGTCTTATACTCGAAGTATAAAACCTGAACCGTGTTCTCATCATAGTCATTCCAACCAACTACATCACCCCTGTTACCACGCTTAGAAATTCTATCAAGCTCTTGATCAGAGATGTGTGGATACTGCTTCTTTAGCTCAGGGATGGTGATTGACTTTACCTCACCAACATAATAGACATCCTCAAAGTTTGGGTCCTCTGTGTATGACCAAACCATTTTAGCTGGGTCGCAGTAATCTATAACTACCCCATTAGCCTTGTTCCAGCTAGTTTTTAAAGCACCAATACCAAGAACAGTTAAGTCATAATTAACTCTACGTCTTATTAATTCAAATTTATTTTTAGCTAAGGTGTTGTTAATTGCCTCTTCCTCAGCTATTTCTATAGATGGCTTGTACTTAAGCTGCATGTATATAGAAACCTCGTCTGGAGTTTCAGGTAAGTCAGTTTTACCAGGGAAGTTAGATACATCAATTCCAATGTCTTGCTTTAGTTTTGCAATCTGATCCTTAGCTATAATCTCTCTTAATAGATTACTAGCGTAATTAGTTCTTTCTTTTAGTGAGTCTGGATCCTGTGCGTATGCATTGATATTATACTTTTTCTCAGACATACCGTTGACCGTGATGTCGACAAACTTAGATATAACTGGAACTGGTTTCCAATCTAGGTTTAAATAAGACAGATCACCATTGATGGAAATCTCGTCTTTATACTTCTGTACGGGCTGCTCTCCTCTTGCATAAAGTCTAAGGCTGTGGTATTTGTTCCAGTTTGTGGTAAATCTATTACCAGTCCTGCCGCCATAGAACCACTCACCCTCTATAGCTCTACCAACCTGCTTACCATAGTCGTAACTCTGTTTTTCCTCGTCACTAACGACCTGGCTCGGAAAAGAACTATTTGGATTTGTGCTTATATTCATTTATCTATCAATTTAGAAACACTACCAGTGTTATCATATTTTTTAAATGCAAGGGCTATATTATTTCTGACAACTTTATTTATAGGTGCGTATCTGTTTTTATTACACGCCATTATTGCCAATCCTGAACTTATAGACGCATCAAATTTTGTCCTGTTGTTTATATCAAACCTTGCCCAGTCATTTAATGTTCTGTCGAAATACATATCCCCATAATGGTCATCACCTATGACACCAACGCACTCATCTATATACGTCTCTATTGCCGCTGCGTGTGCCTGCTTAATGTCCTCGCTTGAGTTGGGTATACCACCTATCTCCTTTTCTGTCAGTGATAGATTATTCCAGACTCTATCTGGTCGGTTCATTGAATAACCCCTATACCCCCTACGCTTTATGTGATACAACAATCTGGGTTTATTATTCTCACAAAGAATTGGCATTCCGTAAAACACAATTGCCATTAAAATGTCTTCAAAGAATATCTCAGCCGTCTGTGGCCTAGATATATACTCTAAAAAGAAATGATTCGCTGGAGCCTCCTCCATTGAAAACTTTGTTAATCCGTGTAGTGATCCATTTGATCCTGTGCCACTTACGGTTCCTGAGATATCGTAACTATCGCAGCCAAAGGCTCCTAAATGCTCATTACCAGGATACTTAATCCCATTCTTTAATATTACTCTATTTTGCAGATTTATAGGTGGAACCCAAGAGATTAAAAATCTGCCATTGTTATTTGGCATAAATATTACTCTACTGTCTTTGATTCCATGTTCCCACTGGAAGTTACCTCTAGTAAGTATATTGGTGTTTCTTAGGTCTTGGTTGTAGTCTATCTGTTGGTATATCTTGGTTAGATTGAATAAGGCATTTTTAGCCTCATCCCTAAAAGCATGCTCTTCTGTTCTGGGAAACTGACGATAAAACTCATTCAATCCCTCCTGGTCATTTTTTAAACCATCAACCTCATTCTGCCAGTAGTCTATAACACCAATCCTTATCTGGTTACCATACGGATCGTAAACTTTTTCTTCTGGCATTTCAAAAACTGGCGATCCATATTCATCAATGTACCCCTCGTAGTTCCATTCCATTGGGATAAATAAAGAATACAAACCAGATGCTGTTTGTCCGTTGGCGTTTCTTTTAGTTACATCAGAGTTCTCATAAAGCTTTTTAAAGCTCTCTCCCCCCTTATCTAATGAGTTGGAGGTGCTACCCATCATACACTTACCGATAATGCGGCTACCAAGCCTTAAACAGGTCTTAGTGACCCTCCAATTGTTTAGGATGTTATTTGGCCTCTCCCACTTACCAGATTCATCGTGAATTAATAGCGATAGCTTTTCACCATCGTAAGAGTTGTCCCCAGTATTCTTCCAGTCAATTGTTGTGTCAAGACCAGTGATTTCTTCAACTGTAGATTTTGCGTCCAACTTCTTCCTTGTAAACTTAGAGGCTGGGACTCGATACGCTAGTTCTGTCTTTGGTCTATCCATACCATCCTGTATCGGCTTAAAGAAGAACGGATAGTTTACTGAAATAGGTACTACTTTATCCGTGAACATCTTCTTGGCATCTGGACCAGTCTTAGATAGGATACCAAACCTAGAGTCACTAGATAGGGTAGCCATGTTTACTGTCTCAGCGGATGACATAAATGAAAAACCAGATCGTCTATTTTTCAAATAACACATCCCGTAACTCCTATAGTCTGCCTTACACGCCTCCCAGAATATAAAGAACAATCTATTAGATTCTCTAAAATTTGGCTTACCAACATCAATCTTTGACCACTGTAGGTATGTGTAGTGTGAGCCAGTTATATACGTTGGTTTCTTATTATTTACAAACCAAAACCCATCCTCTCTTCTTGTAAACTCAGTGTCGATGTAATCAAACCACCTGTTCTTGAACTCCTCTGGGGCATCGTTCCACTCAAATACATTCTTAAACCTTGACAGCTCTTTGGGGTATTGTGTATACTCCCACTTGTTGCCATTAAACTTGACCACATCACTTTCCAGTGGTAGGGCTATTTTTAGGTTTTGTATTTCGTAAATCTCACCTATCTGGCCAGTACGACTAATAACCACAATGTCGTGGTCTTCATTGTAACCATACTTCCACTTCTTAGCCTTGTTTATTCTTTTCAGAACGTGCGGCTTTATGTGGCCGTCTAATATTTTTAATAATGTCTGGTCGTACATTATTTTTTAGATCTATTTTCTGCAAATCCACTAAAGGACTTTTTTGGTTCCTCTTTTTCTGTTTTACCATCTAGCATATTCTGCTCCTCATTTATTCTATTTAGAATCTCAAAGGCATCGAATATCGCAAGCTTTTTAGTGGCCGCTGCGTTCTTTAATCTATCCGCTGAAACATCATCCTCACCCCCAGTTACAATTGGCTCTCTAGCCACCTTAATTAACTCCTCAACGGCTGCTTGTCCAGCTTGGATTATACTCAGTTTGGTTTCCTTGGTTGTCATAAGCCAAAACAATATTTTCACATTTCATACAATATAATAATTCACTATCTACCACAAACTCAAACTCTGACTCTGGTGTAAACCCCACTACCATTCCAGGTATTACGTTTTCTTTTTCCAGTAACTCATTACCGTACTTAAGTATACCAGTCAATGGCCTATCTTTTTGAGTTGACCACTGATCATCGTTAGTGACTGGCTGTACAAAGCAGTAATCTAAATGCGATACGTTGTCACCGTAAAGGTATATCTGTTCTGGTGAGCAGGCATACATGTCATCCTGTATGTGACTCCTACTATTTTTTTCATTACCCCGTATATCATAAAATCTTCTGAATACGTTGTGATGAACCTTAACTATATCACCCTCCTTAATCTTTGTATCAAAAGCTAATGGAGTAGCAACAACCACCCCATTTTTACTTACACTTTTGTAGTCTTCTATTTTAGTATTGGTAATGAATGTTACATCACCAATTTTCTTCTTGTTATTGTATCTACCATCAAGTGGCTTTACAATAAAGTCATAAATGCTGTTCATAAACCATTAGTAAGACAGATCATACTCAACAGAGATGGCCATGTTTTTATTGAACTTCTTCCACGGCAAAACTTCATTGTCTTTTGTTATGTATATGTTGTATGAGCTTTCTTCTTCATTAAAAAGAATATCACATATATCATGACCCCCGTAGACTAACTGACCAACTGAATAATGCATAGCGTCATTCTTGTAATCCGAACCTATACTTATTTTTCTAATTATAGGCATCGTTAATCTTTTTTCTCGATAGGCTTATAGGAACCATCTGATAAATCAATATTTACTGCCCCGTACTTCTCCTCAAGACCCTTCTTAGTCTTGTTAGAATCAGTTAATAGATTTGAATAAGACGTTAATACCTTACTCTTTTCACTTTCCAACAACCCAACTTGTTTTAGCATGTTGTTCATTTCCATCTGCTGATCCACAATAAGATCAAGCTCTTCTTTTTCTATTTTCATTTAATTAAATTTAATTATATATATGTTTAAACCCCCTCAATTATCTACATTGTTAATCTTCTATTATTGGGTCTACTGGTTCTACAATTTCAATCTCTCCAATAGTGTATGCAATTGCTGCATTGTCTAAATCGGTTTGAGCTTCTAATTGTAGCCAATACACACCGCCAACTGTGTTGTTAGTAGGATTCCAATAGAAATCGTCAATGCTACTTAGTATTGGAAATTTAGAAACGTCTGGTATTATTAAAGCTGTCATCTTACTGCTGTGTTATAAGTTGTTATTGCGTCTGATAAATCTTTTGCTTGGTTAGCCGTTAATCCTTTGTGTATTGCCACAAAGTCCATCTCACCAGCAAACGGAGCTGATAAAACTCCAGAGTTACTATAACCTAATAAGAAAAAGTTAGCGTTTGGCACAACCGAACCGCCACTTGATGCCGATTTTGAGGAAGACTCAGCCCCGTTAGTGTACATTTTTATCAGTGTTCCACTGGTTCTTACTGCCGTGCTTATGCTTCTATTAAGGTCAACAGGATTAACCGCTGCTGATGAAGCACCAATGTAACTTATTTTTCTATTTGCTAAACTTCTCATTACAAACCATCTAACCGAATTATATACGCCTAATGCATAATCACCATCCGAATACTCACCAGAATATGTTAGACCTGCATTATTAATATCAACACCTTCAGTTGTGGGATTCCAATTTGTATCTCCATAGGCATTAATACCGTTACCCGTTATTCCAGTGTATGCGTGTGTTGGATTATTAAGCCAAGTAATGTTTTGAGTTGGGTCTTTAAGATTGTATTCCGCAGCAGTTAATGAAGTCGGTGATAATGGATAGATTGTGTATGAATCACTCCATACGTCTGTGTTATTAGTAGTACTTCCTGTTCCTTTTAAGTCAAGTACTAATTGAATAACAGCGGCTTGTTCTGTTGGGTCTGTTATACCTGCTGCTGTGATGTAAGCCTGAGCGTCAGGGTCGATACCACCACCACCACCAAATCCACTTACTTTACCACTAATAGAATTACCTATACCAAGTCCTATCGACATAGTTTATTATTTTACGCCAATAATGGCAGTTGCAGTTGTGTCTGTAGCTAGTACATAATCTACTACGATTGGTAGAAAAGTACCGTCTGGAATATTA